TAATGATACTAGAATCGTGGCGGATAGCGAGGATTCATTCAGGATAGCAAATTTAAAAAGTCATGGTATAAGAGTAGTACCCGCGAAAAAAGGGGCGGGGTCCATAGAGTCAGGGCTTGAGTGGTTAGACTCATTAGAGGAAATCATAATCGACCCGTATTTATGCCCATCTACTGCCAAGGAATTTGAAATCTCAGAGTATGCCACGGATAAAGACGGGAATTTATTACCACGATTAGACCCAAGATTACCAGACCACGGCATTGACTCAATTAGGTACGCGACAGAGCGTGAACAGGTAATAACTAAAAGCCTGGAAGAAAAATATAAATAGGAGGTTTAAACATGGAAACACTTTACAGTAGTAAACCGCTACAACCAGAAGAGTTGAAAGAGATAATTAAGTTCTTTGACACTTCGACTTTTAATGAGGAAAATAAGTATTATGAATCCCAAAACACTGGGATAGTAGAACATGTTAACGAGCTTATAGCAGCCGCGGCAAATGCTAAGAGGCCTAAATTAAATTATGAAGTTTACCAATCAAGTTTTTATAAAAAGGTATGTAATCAGTCAGCAAATTATTTAGTTGGTGATGATGTTACAATCTCAGGTTTGAAAGACAAACCAGTTTTAGATATAAACAAGTTTATACAACCTCTATCAATCCAAGCAGCCAAGAACGGTAGGGCATGGGTTCATTTTTACGTTAACCAGGATAAATTAAGATTTAAAATCATGGATAACACCGAGATTATACCTGTATATGATACAGAGTACGAGGAAATATTGAGGTATATTATAAGGTTTTATTCCCTACAAGATGGCTTGACTCAAAGAACCAGGGTAGAAGTGTGGGACAGTGAAAAAGTAACTTATTATCTGGAAGATAAAAACGGGGATTTATATTTGGATTATTTAACAAGCCAAGAACCAGTCCAACCCCATTTTACTACTGTATATAGTTTAATGGGACAACCTACAGAAACCGAGGTACACTCATGGGGTAGACCTCCATTTTTTGAGCTTAAATATAATCTAGAAAGAAAATCAGAACTAGGGGCCATTAAAAAATGGATAGATGGATACGACAAAGTAGTCAGCGGTTTTGTTGATAATGTTAATGATATAAGAGAGGCTATATTATTAATTAAAGACAGGGCGGGCGATGCCTTAAGTGAGTTGATGGAAAAAATCGATAAATACCGTGCTTTGTTTGTGGAAGATACAGGCGACGCAACATATTTAACGGGTGAAATACCAGTACAAGCAAGAGAGATTTTAAAAAAGGAATTTAGGGCGTGCATTTATGAATTTTCCGACAGTGTAGACATGGCAAGCTTTGAAAGTGGGGGGAACATAACTAATGTTTATATTGAAGCCATGTTTCAAAGTCTAGACTCAAAGTCTAGGGGTTTTAGTAAAATGGTTGACGATTTTATATTGGAGGTTTTAGAGGCTTTTAATGTTTACCGTAGTATAAAAAGCATGCCTATAGAAAATTTAGACGACTTAGAAATAACGTATAACAAAACTATCCCGTCTAACATAGTAGAAAGAATCAAGGCAGTTAACGAAAGTAAAGGCGTGATTTCCGATGAAACTATTTACGAGGTTCACCCACTTGTTAAAGATGCAGTTAAAGAGAAGGAAAGAGTTGACGCGGAGAAATTAGAACTAATAGACGACATGAACCAAGGAGGGGCTTTTAATGAATATCCAAGCGGAAATACAAGAGATATTTCGGACAATGGAAACGAAAATGACAACGGCCCTGGAAACACTAGGGAGCCAGAAGAATAAAAAAGAATTAGACAGATTATATCAAGCTTATTTAAACGAGGCCTATAATAAATTAGATAACTTATTGAATAAAAGCTTGGAGGAACAGGCCCAAAAACAGTATAACTATATGTATAGAGCCATAGAAAGAGGCATACGCCAGAATTTACCCGCGGGAACCATGACCCAAGCGGATATAACCAGGGCAATAAATATGTCTATAGGCGGGGCAACAATAACACAGCGATTAAATGGGCATAAAGCCACGCTTTTTAAAAACTTGACTACAGAGATGCAAAAACAAATCCGCCAAGGAATCGCCGAGGGTATGAGCCAAGGCGATTCTATAGATAGAATGACTAAAACGATTAAAGAGCAAATGAACACATCAAGATATAACGCCCGCCGTATAGCCCGAACAGAGGCGCACCGTATGCGCGAATGGGGTAATAACTGGGCTATGGAGGACGCTAAGAAATCCAGTGATATGTTTGACAAGGAATGGTTATCAACTACCACGGATAAAAGGACCAGGGACACACACAGGAGGTTAGACGGGCAATTTGCCGATGAAGATGGGTATTTTCATATAGACGGAAAAAGTGCCCAATACCCTGGTAGTTTTGGCATAGCTAGCGAAGATATACATTGTCGTTGTACCATGGTGGCGAACTTTGATAAATCCATAGGCAGTGAAAGTTATATCAATCAAGACAATTTAAATAATGAAGATTGGGCAAATAAGCCAGAATTGCCAGGTAAATATAATGGTTTATCAAGCACGCTAAAAGGGCAGCAGCTAGCACAGGCCGCGGCATTTATAGGCACTTTAGACAGTACATATTACCCTAAGTCTGTTATATCTAAGTTACTACAATCAGAGTTTACAGAGCAAAATATAAATGATAAAATTTTAAAAGAAAAACTTAGAAAAATTTACTTAGATTTCCTACAAAAGTCTTACGCTGATATAGGTATCAGAACCGAGGGCCTAGCAAGCCCAGATAATATAATAGAAAACGAATATTTGGGAAAACAATATGCTTTAATAAAGCATATCCAGGATAAAACAGGGGTCCAACTTAGGGACCTAACTTTTAAGCCTGGAAGCAACCCAAACGCGTACGGGACGTTTTGGTCGTATAAAAATATAGGGTATGAAGGCACCGAAAACACGCATTCAATGCGTAAAATTAACATATCACCACTAGTTTATAGCCACGACCGTGATAGTAGATACTTAACCGCCAGGCGTGAATTAATAGACGGTTGGCACGGTAGAACATACCCAGACGGGGACGATACATTATTAATTACAACGGCTCATGAAATGGGGCACTTACTTGATTACAAGCTAGGTTGGGCTTCTGATAAAGTCGACTACGATAAACTATATAAGGTATCAGGATATAGCCACACGGACCGCAGCGAATCGGCCGCCGAAGCGTTCACCGAGGTTATTTTTAACCCGACGGAAGAGGCTACAATAATGTGGGAATCTATGGGATTAAAAACGGGGGGATTAAATAATGTTGAGTATGCCAAAATATTGGAATAGCCCATTTTATGACAGGGCTAAAAACCAGTTATCTAACGAGGCACCAAAAGAGTTAAAAAAGGAATTTAACTCTAGAATATCACAAGAAACCGTTAATAAAAACGGGCTAACGATTGTTAAGAAATATTAAACATGTTATACTAAAACTAATTAAAAGGGTCGTGACGGACTTTAAAACGTATTTAACGGGCTGTGAGAGCCTTAAAAACTTAGGAGGTAATTTTTAATGGAATGGATTAATAGAATACCAGAGGATATAAGGGAACAAGTAAGAGCAGCAGTCAAGGATTTAAACTTGGTTGACTCAAAGAGTGGCGAATGGGTGCCCGCTACTAAAATCAGTGACTTAACAACCAAGCATAAAACCGCGATTAAAGACATGCAATTAACAATTGACACTTTAACAGGTGAAAAATCCAGTTTGCAAAACAAACTAGATGGTTTTAAAGACTATGAAGATTTAAAAACCCAGGTTACAGACTTAACAAATCAGAATCAACAGATGACATTATCTAACGGGCTGCGTGATAAGCTTGTCGCAGCGGGGGCAGCATACCCAGAATTGTTAATAAAAAACCTTGGTGAATTAAGGCAAGACATGGATTTTGACGCGGCTACAGAAAATTTAAAAACTAAGTACCCATTATCTTTTAAAACTGTCTCAACATCGGGGGCGGGGTCCACTGGACAAGGTCAACAATTGAGCGATGAAGAAAAAAGGCAGTCTGATATAAACAAAGAATTTAACAAACCACAAAAAACATTTGCAGATTTTGCAAATATATTGGGTAAAATAAAAAAGGAGTGATTAGAGTATGGCTATGACATATTCTGACACGGCCAATTATTTGGGCGTGTTATATCAATTAAAAGCAAATAGAACGGGTTTTTTATCATACTTAGGAGGCTTGGCGGGTGGTTCTTATGCAACATATGGTGCTTATAAATTCCCTATGGGTGTAACTTATGAACTACCAAGCGGAGCGCAACCCGCAATTGATGAAGAAACCGCAGCGGCGGGCGTAACACCTACAACACAGGCCACAGCACAGGCAAGCAACACCGTGCAAATTTTCCATGAAGGTTATAAAGTTTCATACGCTAAAGAATCAAGAGTCAGTGAAATAACAGGCATAGCTTTAAGCGAAGGAACTCTAAATAACACGGCTCTTAGCTTCCAAAAGGCGGCAGCACTTGGAAGAATGGCAATAAACATGGATTATTCATTCTTGAATGGTTCTTATCAGGAAGCAAGTACAACAGCAACAGCAGCTAAAACAAGGGGTTTAGTTACCGCGATATCAACTCATAGTGTGGACGCTTCTAGTGCGGATTTAAGCAAAGATTTAATCAATCAATTGTTAGTATCTTTAACAGCAGATAGCGACCTCGACACCCCTGCGATGTTTGGCGGTGCTTTTCAAAAGACACAAATTAGTAACATCTATGGTTTTGCGCCAGAATCCAGAACAGTGGGTGGCGTAAATATTTCTAGAGTTGTAACAGACTTTGGAGAATTCGATTATGTTATGTGTCTGCATATGCCTGCTAGTACTATAGTTATTGGGGATGCTTCCAAAATTAGGCCTGTATATTGCCCAGTTAACGGCGATGTAATTGTCGATGAAATGTTGGCAAAAACAGGAGCAGCAGAAGCAGGCCAATTATACATGCAGGCGGGTATTGATTACGCTAACGAAAAATACCATGGTAAAATAGTAAATCTTACTACATCATGATATAATTTAAGTGGAATTTATATAATAACGGGTTCACTTAAAATAATAACAAGCAAAGAAACCAGGTTTAAAAGCCTGGTTTTTTATTGTATAAATTAAAGATAAATTTTGAATAAAAAGCCGGCTTTCACACCAAGAAAAATCTTTAAGAGCTACAAGTTTTATTAGTCTGCTATCTAACTAGTTTTTACCTAGCAAGCTTTAATTATTTGTACCTAGCAAGCTTGCTAATTAGTTAGATAGCAGACTAATTAGCGGGTTAAAGAAGTTAGAATTGCTAGGTTTAAAAATCCTTGCTAGGCTTGAAAACACAGACCTAGCAAAGAAAAATTTGTACCTAGCAAGCTTGCTAATTAGTTAGATAGCAGACTAATTAGCAAGTTAAATTAAGTTAGATTTTAAACCTAGCAGACGCTAAAAAGCTTTAATATTTTGTACCTAGCAAGCTTGCTAATTAGTCTGTTTTAAAACTAGCAAGCTTTAATAATTTGTACCTAGCAAGCAAGATAAATTTGTAATAATTTAAGTGGTTGACACTTGTCTACTAGCATGGTAAAATACCAGTTACACGGGAAGTTCTTAGCTTCCTTATTTTTTATTTTAGGAGGATTAAATATATGGATAAACAACACGCAAAATTTGCACCAAGTGCGGCACACAGGTGGACACGCTGTCCTTTTAGTGTAATGGGCGAACAAGACGAGGACGATTCTAGTATATTCGCCGAAGAGGGAACCAGGGCGCACAAACTAGCTGAGTGTATTTTAACAGGCGAGGCCCCAAACATAAAGAAATTATGTGTTAATGCTTACGGCCGCCAGGATTTTGACATGCTTAAACATGTTAATACTTATATGGACTATATAGAAAGCTGGGCACCATTTAAAAAAATCTTTATAGAAGAGCATATAAAAATAAGTCCTGACATATGGGGGACCGCGGATTTTATCGGGGTAACTGATGAATTTATACATGTTATAGACTTAAAGTATGGTAAAGGTGTAGAAGTTGAAGCAGAACACAACAAGCAATTAAGAACCTATGCAGCGGGTGCGTGGTTACGACTAGGCGGACCATTAAAACATGTTGTAACCCATATAGTACAACCAAGGGTTAAGCAGCCGTTTAAAGCCTGGTCTTATGATTACGAACTTTTACCAGGTTTTTGCGAATATCTAAAAGCTAAGGTCAAAAGGGCGGAAAAATACCCAAATAAACAGGTACCTGGCGAGTGGTGCCAGTGGTGTAAAGCCAAGAATTGCCCACAGAGATAAATATTGAAAGGATTGATACAATATGAAAGTAAATACAAAAGACCCCTTTATATGGGGAACACTAGCAATAATAGCATATATCATCAGAAAATTATATATCATGGTTAAACACATAAACCCAGGCCAGGCCCTGGGTGTAGTTTTCGGTGTAGCTATGGTTATTATAGTATTAAAAAGTGTACACTCTATACTTGAGGCCCGTTGGAGTGGGCGGCGTAAAAGAATATTAATTATTGATATATGCAAATATGCTAATAAATTCAAGTTTAACAACTACGAATTATATATACCTAGCTTTTTAGCCGTGATTGTAGTCATGTTTTTATTAAGTAGATTTATAGAACTAAAACCTATTTATATAGTTCTGGCTATAATAGCCGTGCCTATAATCTCGGTTATAACTAATTATATGGCCCATAATAGGACTATCAAGCGTAAAGAAAGAGAATTAAAACTCTATTTAAAAGATGATAATTTAAAAGTCTTGCATTTAGACAATGATAAAATATTAGTCTCAACTAGACAATTAATGACTGAAAAGGATTATAAAAAATTGGGCTATATATTAAGCACTAATATTCAAGAAATTAGACACGGAAGATACCCACATACCCAATTAATAAAGCATAAAAAAGATTTTACGAATGATTATACAAGGCAGCCATTAAGAACCGTCGACAGGTTAACCACCATATTAAAAGATATGGGCGGGCAGCCTAGATTAATAACTAATTACCAAGATGGTGATAATCATATATTTAAATATGTTACTAAAATCAATATTAAAAAACTGGTCCGCAACATGGACACCATTGGACACCAATTTGGGGGAAGCTTAGAACTAAAAAACGAGGGTGGATATAATATTTTTACTTATAGAGAGAATAGAAACAAGATTTATTTACTTGATGATATAGTTAGGAAAGTATCATCCAAAGGTAAAGAACTTGCTTTTATCGCGGGTGTAATAAATGGCACGCCCTTAATAGTAAGCCTTTTAAAAACTAAGCATTGTCTAGTAGCAGGCCAGACAGGCAGCGGCAAAAGCGTAACAATGCAGGGTATAATTGAATCATTAATGCGTTTTTCAGATAACATATATTTTTACATGATGGATTTTGGTTTATCTGCCTTTAATAGATATGAAAATTTTTCATGTTGTGAACATATTGATACAGGCAGTATCGAAGCTATAGAGGCAGGCGTTGACACCATAAGGGAAGAACTAGAAAAAAGAAAAATCATGTTTAAGAATCATGGTGTCGAAAAGTTACAAGAATATAACGAGTTAACCACCAATACACTGCCATATATAATCTTGGCAGTAGACGAGGCCAACGGGTTTAAAGACGTGTTTGGTATAAAGAATACCGACCCAGTAGGGAATAAAATATACCAGTTAATGAGAGAGGGTAGAAAGTACGGCATATTTTGCATCATGGCAGTACAACAAACAAACGACAGCCTATTTTTTAAACCGTGGAAAAGTCAAATGTCAAGATTTATACATAAAATTACCGACGAAATAGACGTTAAAAATTGCTCTAATAACAAGACTATCCAGGATTTAGTACCAGGGCTAAAAGAAGGGGAATATTTATTGGAAATTGAGGGCCAGTTCCAAAGCGTTAAAGGCTGTTTATCAGACAAGAAACACAACAAACTATATAATGAATTAAAACTTGTCTACGGTACAAACTTGTCTTTAAAAATACCCGAAAAAGTGCCCATTTCTTTAAAAAAGGAAGACGTACCAAAGACAAAGACAAAAGACAAATACATAGATTTACCCGAAATAGACAGGCTAAACAAGCTTTATGACTACATTGTGGCAGCGGCAGAAAATGGGACATATAAAAAAGAGCCATACCGAACCATGGCGGAAGGCTTGAAAACAAACAAAGACAGAGTAAATAAGGACTTTAAAATGTTGATTGAAAAAGGTTTTATTGTACTTGGTGATAATGGGGTATATAATATAAATGCGTATAAGTCTTAAAGTCATTATGTTGAAAAAATCCAGGTTGTCGAGCCTGGATTTTTGTTATATAATTAAGGCACCATAATAATAATAATAAGTTAAATACTTATTTTGCAATTAGACTATCCCCAGTCGTCAGTTAAAATAATAAGTAAAAAGCCAGGTTGTAAATCCTGGCTTTTTACTATATAATATATTTAATCTTGATTTTAGAAAATTCCATTTTATTACCAATTGGGCCCAGGTTGCAAAACTTGGGCCATTCGTGTATAATATAGCCTGATGAATAGCAAATATTAATATTAATAGAGTCCAGGTAAAAAACCTGGAATTTTTTTATTTTTAGCTTGACAGTTTCAAGGTAAAGCTATATAATAAGAGTATCAAATCAAGGGGGTAATAAAATGGCTTATAAAAACAAGGATACTTTATTAAACGAATGGGCGGATTTACACGCGGAATTAAGAAAATGGGAAAGTTTAAGACATGATTTAATTGCGGAAGCTAAGAAACTACCAGAAGGCGAAACAAGGTTAAAAGCTGCTAAATTGGCGAGAGATTCAAGCAAGTTTTTTACCGCGGATTATGTAACAGGAAAAAACACAGTTAAAAATATAAAAGTATTTATCCGTGATGGTAAAGAAAGATTAGAACAAGCTGTAAAATTATTAGCACAATTAACTAAATTGCTAGAAACTAGCCGTTATGATGTTATGGACGAAAACCAAAATACTGTTTATACCGAGGTATCAGCAGAAATAAGCACAGAAGAAATAATTAAAAAATTGCCTTGTTGTGGTAGCTATACAGTGTTTAAAGATAGCAAGGTTATAACATATATAACAATAGATAAATGCGTGTTTGAATACAGGCTAAAATTAAGAAATGTAAGCATAGGAACCCAACCACTGGGTTTTATAAAGAGTCATTTAAGAACTGTATTCTACCCATTTAAATTGCTAGACTATGATGTAAATCAATACGACCTAGATTTTAGGGGGTTAATACCCCAGGCTTATAAAATAGAACAGTTAGAGTTTAAAAATATAAATCAGGAGGTTATATCATGAGAACCAAAGACGGTCTTAAAGCCCTAGAGGAAGTACAAGTAATTTATAATTACTTGTACATGTCCAAAGAACATTATATAAGTTATAAAAATACATGGGACAAAACAGTTCATTTATACATGAATGAATCCTATATGCTATATACAGTTACGCCCGATATCACACCTGATATTAAATCAGGGTTTGACCAGGGTTTAAATGGGTTAATCTCTCTAGTTGAATATATGAAAGAAACCAAGGTTGATAAATGGGGTCGTACTATGACCCAATGGGAATATATTAAAAGCATAACAATGGCTAACATGTCATTAAACATGAATTTATAGGAGGGGTAACATGGAAAAATATAAAAAGGCAGATATAGAAAGGGCAATTACATTGTTAAAAGCCGCTAAACACTTGTTAGAACTACAGGAGGATAGTGTTTTTGTATTAAACTTACTAGAAGAAACCGTGTACTATGACGAGGCGGATTGTGACGGGTCCTGCCTACTAGATGACATTAGGGAGGTGTTAGAAAATGAGTAATTGGTGGGAAAAGGACAGCAAAAAAGAGCAGGACAATGGTATAAATGGGGACTTAAGTGACTTTGATATTTTCGAGGGCGTAAAAAAAGAATTCCCAATAAAAAAAGCAGAAGAGAACAGAAAAAAGGAGGGCGGGTTTAAATGGTAATATCAAAAGGGTATCCAATTTTTATTAAAGACCTGGTAGAAGGTATTATAAACGGCGAAATCACAGCAGCAGAAGCAAAAGAAAACACATACACGATTTTTGTCTTGGAAGTGTTCCAACAAAATGACCCGTTTTTAAGCCTGGCGGCGTTAATGATGTACGCCAGTGGGGAAGCTCAACCAAAAATCAGGTCTGATTTATATAAATTAAAAAATATACATTGGGTAAAGGAGGGAATGATTGAACGCTTCGGTTACCTTGATAGGTCCATGACTATAGACGAGATGTTGGAAATATGTTTTAAAAAGGAGGTTTTAGAACGTGTGGGAGAGGTTAAAAGAAGCAGCAGCAGCCAGGAAGGAAAACCCGAAGAACATATTAAAAAAGAAAGTGGTAATTAGATACGACCTGTCAAAACCAGGCGACAAGCAAGAAACCAAGTTTTTAAAATAAACTTGGTTTTTTTCTGTTTTTAGCTTGACAGTTTCAAGGTAAAGTTATATAATAATAATTGTCAACAGGACATTGAAAAATAAATATATGGAGGCGGTTTTATGAAATGTTGTGGAAAAGACATGGACTTTGTGAGTATGTCTAATGACGACGGCAATACAGTTACAGTTACTTGGAAGTGCTCAAAATGTGGGAAATATAAAACATCTACCGAGGACGTACCTAAAAAGCCATAATTAAACCAAGGGGGCTTGTAGCCCCCATATATTATAAGGAGGGTAAAACATGACATTTGCAACAGCAGAAGAGGCAATAAAAGCAATTAAATCTTTTAGCGGACAGGGCGAATTATTAGAATTTTTTTGTCCCGAAGATTTAGACCTAGATAGCTTTATGGCCTGGGATTTAAGTATAAAAACCGTGTTAGGCCACTTTTATTATTGCGAAGGGTTTTTTATAAACCAGGTGCTTGGAAATTACCAGATTGGAGAATTGACACCATGATATATTTAAAAAATAAAGGCTATGACATTAACGAGTTTAGGAAAATTTCAAAAGCAAGATATAACAAGGCTTTAAAAT